AAATGAAATCTAAAGTTAAAATCTGTAAAAAGCATAATTGGCATTTATATAATGTTTGTCCGTTTTGTGGTCTTGAATTAAAAGTAACCCAACATGGAGATAATATTAATTATGAATATTCAATTGATATTCCAATGAAAATTCCTACAACAAAAACCAAATCAGGAATTGTAATTTTTAAAACTGCTGAATAATGGAAAATAATATTGGTGAAATTAAATGTATCGATTATTTAGATTTATTAATCCACACAAAAAATCCGGATTTAGATTGGGAAGGATTAGTTAAAGAATTACCTAAAATTCCATTTTATATGCCTGAATATAAAAATTTCACATTTCAAGATGGGCGAGAATTGAATTATATTCCTATTGATTTACAAATTAGTGATGGTTCTGAAAATGAAAAATAAGCGTAATAAGTCTTTAGATGGTTGGTTTTTATGTGATGGTAAAAATACTCTTATTAAATTTAATAAGAACGGTGGTATAACTGTGCTTGATAAACAAAAACCAATTGGCTACGATATTAACGGTGAAGTTTTTACAGATACTTACGCTCGTTTTTATGAATTTGATACTCACGATTTAAAAAATAAATAATTGATATAAATTTGCAAGGTTTATATGTTATTGAATGATTGCAATTTTACAAATCAATCCCCAAATAAAAGTTCTTAGTCCGCTTGGTTTTGGGTACGCATTTTTTATCATTGATTATGGCCCAGATGTTAATCCTGTATTTGTAGTTAGGTTAGATAAAGATGGTCAAGTAAAGAATTTTGATAGTAATTCAATAAAGATTGATGGGAACCCGATGTACGGCTTACCCTTTTTAAAAGAAGAAAAATGAAGTATTATCTTATTGCCGGAATTATATTTTCCATTTACACCATTAAAATTGCTCACCACATACCTTTAAAGCTATTTGTAGCCAATATTATCTCCTGTTTGATAGTTGCTATAGCTTGGCATGTTGTAGTTGTTGTGGTCGCTTATAAACGTTTTAAAAATTAACTAATGTCTGAATATAACAACTTGCTTGACATCTATGAAAAGATGTGCGAAGTTTCTGATAAAATGCACAATCGATTTGATATGGACGTGCTTGGATACGACAAGGCAATTTTTACCTTTCAGTATGCTTTGAAAAAATATAGTTCGATTAACCTGCATCTCGAAAATAAAAGATTAAACAGGGAATTAGAATTGGCAAATGATAAAGTTTTAAAGTTAAAAGCTGCTGTTACTAAACTTAGTAAGAAATAAAAAAGCCTCGATGTTTTAAGTCGAGGCTAATTACCCTAAAGCGTTATTAAGGCAAAACATAGTATTTTTATAGGTATGTAAAATCGTCTTCGTTTATTGTTCCTTTTTCTTTGATTAAAGCAATAGCGTCGTGCATACTCATATACGTATCACCACCTCCTGCGCATATTCCTAATCCGTCACTTTCAAACTCATTATAATTAATTTCCTTCCCAGTAACTTCTGCTAACTTTTCGATTAATATTCCTAAGTTGCTTTGATATTTTCTTTTGGCATTAATGTATTTTTTATGGAGTGCCTTAATTTCTTTTATTTCCGCCTCTTTCATTTTTCTGTGATTATATCTTTTATTTGTTGCGTATAAATCAAAAATTGTTCAGCATCAACTTTATTTAGTACATGGTCTGCTGACAATGTTTTTACCCAAACCTCAATATCTTCAACTATTGAAAATATTTTATTATTGTTCGCTACATGCTGGGTGTCCATATCTTGAAAAAAATCTTAGTGGTCTTAAATACCTTTCCTTAATCCAAAAGCCCCATTTGTTTAGCGGCTTTCCTGTTATTAATATTGTTATGCAACCGCCTTTAGGTATTTCTACGTAGTGGGTATGTTTTGAAGACCTGTATTTTAAGTTAAATCTTTCCAATACCTCTTTACCGTTTAGCGAAACATCAGAATAACTACCTTTCAAAACAAATGTTAAAAACCACCACGGGTGATTGTGCATGTATCTTTTATCATCACTTCTTATCCATTTATGAACCCTTATTGAATATCCAAATAATATTAAAACATATCTATAGGCATAGGGACAATTCGCCTCACCTAACGGTTCATTCCATCTTATTTGAAAATTCTTAGTTGGTTTCATTTTTTATAAATAGTTAAAATAGCTGCCGGTTGATTTTTGTCTTTTTCTTTAAATGTATTATCAGGCAGCATTTCAAATTGATACTCCTTTGTAGTTAACCATTTTCTAAATTCTTTTTGTAATGGTTCATTGTTGGTAATCCAAAAAGGGTATGTAAGCGTGGTTAATATTCCTTTGCGTTTCAACATATCGTACATCTTCATGATGTGTTGAAGGTCTATATTTGCCTTAAAGGGTGGGCAAGCTATTACAATATCATATACGGGTTGAATTGGGGCTTGTAAAAAGTCTTGTTGACTGACGCTTATTTCAGTTTCTCTTATACCCCTAAATGGATATAAATTATCAGAGGCAGTGAAAACACGTTCTTTGTTTAATTCAAAGCAATTTATACTCAATCCTTTGAATGTGTATTTCTGCATTAAATATTTGACAATCTTGCCGTCACCAACAGATGGTTCTAAAATTTTACTTCCGTCTGTAATCGGTACTTTCCCAATTAGTTTTTCACAAACAAAATCAGGTGTTTCTCTTATTGTTTTCATGTCGCGTTTACGGGATTCGAACCACGTGACCTGCACCATTTACTCAAAAGTTCTGCCCTTATTCAAACTATTTTTAATACTCGTGTATCGGTTTCGAACCCGAAAACATTTTCTTTACTTCTAATTCTTTAGGGGGTTTCCTAATTGATTATCATCAGAGTGCTGCTCTACCAGACTGAGCTAAAACGCGTGTTTTTAAATGGCTTAGTTATTAGCTAATCCATGTTTGATATATAAATATTCAGCTATTTTTTTGTGGCTATCAGCAAATGTAATACCTTCGAATTGGTATTGAACGCTGCAATTGCCGTTTCTTGTGGTTTGGGTTCCTTTAACTTCAAATCCATTTACGATTGCTATCGCTTCTAAGACTGTTTTAGAATTTTGGTTGTCTTGTACATTTTGCGATACGATAACTTGAGTTGTTCCAATTATAACGTCTGCTTTAATGTTTTGACCTTTGATTGTTAGCGTTTTCATATAACGTTTTTTCTTTTGTCCCTATTGACAGAACAAATATAAAAACATTATTTGATATTGCAAAATTATTTTGCAAGTTTTTTTAATTTATTTTTAGCTGATAGAATTTGGTGGTACAATTTCAGTTATTGTTTCCAAATCGATGTCGTCTTCTATAAAGAGTGTGCCGTCATCAAATGAAGTAGTTTCAAAGCCTATCTTATAGCCGATAACGAGGCCATCTTGGTCAACTTGGTCAGCTATTGTTACGCCTGTTAAATTGAATTGTAACCCGTATTGGTTAAACATATCGGCCATTCCTTGCGTCAACCACGAAGTCCCTATTACATACCCGCCGTTGGTTGTTGTAAACGATGTGAAGCCGCTAATACAGGTAAAATATGTTCCGCTTAATAATACTACTGAATTATAGGTTATTGAACCGCCTGTAACTATGTAAATTTTCCCTACTGTTAATTGGTCTGCTGGAAAAACTAATCCGTTCCCTAATAATCCTAAACTAAAATGACGGCGAATTGTATCTATTGGGTCGTATAAAAGGCTTGTGGAATAGGGCGTAGGGTCGTCTACATAGCCGTCTGGCTCATAGTTATAACTGTTAAATGAAAATGTCCACCCCATTTGTGTTAAACCGCCAGGGTACTGGAAGCTATCGGGTGCATCATTTAATCCTAATATAACTAATGGCATTGTATAATCAGGTAGCTTTGAAACTTTGAAATTGGTTTTAAGCAGAACTTGGCCTGCGCTTTCCTGCATGAATTGTTTTGTTTCTTGTAAAACCGCGTTTAAAATTCTCCCAATCATTTTATAAAAAACTTATCGCTATCAAAAATGCAATAAAAATCGCATATACTTTATACCTAAATAATTTGCTCTCTGCTCTTGGTGCTAACCAATCTGCAATGGGCATTAATATTGGCTTGGCAATTTTCTCAATTTCAAAACCTAATCGCATTGTTGCTACACATAATTGCTTTCTTTGGAAATATAAAGTATCTTGAATTTTCATTTTTTAATACGCCGGAATGAACTTGTTTTTGATTAATTGAACTTCTTTAACACAATGTGGAATATTATATTCTTTATTAAAAATTATGAGTTGCTTTAATCCTTCAAAATCATTTTTATGAAATCCTGCTATTCCCCATTTTTCAATATTAGTGAATATATTGATATATCTTATAAAAACTAAAACCCTATCTTCAATTTCCATTATTGATTTGTTAATTCGCCTGTTTTCATATCTATTCGATAACCAAATTTAGCATAGTCGTCGGCATACTTTGTAATATCATTATAGAAATATATGTCAGTAATAATATTGTGAACTCGCATTTTAAAATCACTAATCGTTTCGGCGTTTTCAAATGCCTGTTCAACTTCTAATCGTGTGGTTTGTATATTCATTACAAAAGTGATTTATCTTTCTTAACTATTGGTTGTTCTAAAATGCTTTGCAATTTATTTATAGCTTGCATCGTGCTGCCTTTTTGCCACAATTGCTTTATTTCATTTTGTTGAAAAGCATTTACTTCGACTGGATAGTTTCCGCTTGCAATCATTTCAGAATAAATCCTTGCTGTTTTTCCTGTGCCTCTGCTGCCTACTGATATATCGTGTTTTGGTAGATTGAACGAGTTGTGGTTATTATTCATTGTCCCAATTTTTAAAGGTTAATATTTGTCCATATTTTACTTTCGGATGTCTATAATTTCCAAAGTAATTTAATAGGTATTGCCTATGAAGTTTTGCTAAAGTGTTTCGTCTTGCTTTCATGGACATATACTTATTTCGTAAATATCAAATTTTGTGACGTTGTTATTTTCGTCTGTTTCAATATAACCACCGGGATAGCCCTTTGTTATCATGCCTTCTTTACTCAAAAATGCTATTTTCTCGCTTGCTTCATTTATTTTGTGAAAAGATGGTGTGAAATACATACCCCTATTGCTTACTTTAACATCAGTTGCTCTACCTATTGGTACTTCATTGTAGTCGTGGTTAAGCAAAATTACTGGATTAGTATTAAACTTTGTAAGGTCAATACTTTTTGCTTTAATGCCATCTGGTAATATTGCCTTAAACCTTTTTTTCATAAAACAAACCTACTAATTTTATTTCTTAAACGTATTCATGCGTCTGTAAATTTCAAACTCAACCTTTTTAGTTACTTGACGCATTATTAATGGGTTTCCTTGTTGGTTTCCATATGGCATATATTGGCGGCGCGGTTCGTGTCCAAGTCCTTGGTTATGCGCAGCGGCATAAGGCACAATATTTAGGTTGGTTCCAATAAATACAGAGCTTCCAAAAACTCGATAAGTGATTGAATTGTACAAGGCAAGCGTTTGGCGTAAAAGTGGTTTAGATGAACTGTAGACACTTCCCTTATACGTGGAATTTTTGCCTGTTCTATATTTTGAAAGTTTGCCCGTTTTAGCGTTCCTTGTCTTTCCAGCATCGTATGCGGCATTCGTACTGGCTTTTCGTTTTGGCCACGAAGTTATGCTTAACCCATCATTATAGCTTTCGTTGATAAAATTGGTTTTTACAAGGCGAACGCTTTCAACTCCGATGATGCGAGTTACATCATTCTTAATAAAGCTATCTACATTTGCTCTTGTCTTTTGGAAATCGCGGAGCAGGGCTTCAAGTGATTGCATGATTGTTTTTCTTTTTACAAAGAAACTAATTATTCAGTCAAATAATCCAAGTCTGTTAATGCTTTTTCTGGATTGAATTTATACAATAGTTCTTTTATTGCGTGTTGAACTAAATATTCAATCGGTGTTCTTTGGTCTTCTGAAAGCACTAATAACTCCTTTAACATTTCCGATGGAATTGGAGTTGTGATGTTTACTGTGTTGTACATTGTTTTTCAATTATTATTTTTTTTATTATATCG